TATCGCTGTATTATACACAGTTCTCTGCCGCAATCTTGTGTACATATNNCGNNGNTATAACTTGCTATTTTGGGCAAGTAGAGCGAATATGTGTACAACAAAAGGAACGGAGGACACCGAAATGAAGAACCAGAAACTGAGCAAGAGAGCAGCGGCCTACCTCAAGCGGATCGAGGCTTGCACCGACCGTAACGAGATTGAAGGCATCCGCATAGAGTTTTCCCAGGATTGCAGCGCCTACAAAATTTCTTGGGCCGACTTCACGGTTCTCTACAATGCCCAGCAGGCCAAGCGGACCGAGATCCGCAACAAGCGATAAGGAGGAAACAGCGATGACAGCAAAAACTGCAGCCAAGGCCGACACTTACAGGCTCCAGAGAGTCACCACCCCAGAAGAACTGGAAATGAAGATGATGTACAACGGCGGCGTGGTCATTACCTTCGGCGAACGCATTCTGATCGCCGGTTACTACTACAACCCCAACGGACGGTGCTACTACGGAGCAACCTACCGCTTCACCACCGCCGATCACACCATCGAAGGCGCGGTCAAGCTGGAGAGCATCTCTGACGAAACCTTCATCGACAACGGCCACGCCATTGCATGGGCGATGAGCCGCTGAAATATAAGGAGGAACCCATTATGGCAAAGACTGGTCTGGAAATCATTAACTCGCCGGAGACCACTGCGGAGCAACTGGCCGCAATCATGGCAAACGGCCACCCTACCTTCGAGGAGGGCGGTGCGGTCGCCTGTGACAAGGTCACCTGCGAACAGTGCTGGTTGGCATGGCTGACCACGGGCAAGCCGCCCATCCCTACCAAGAAGTAAGCCAAAGTCCACAGCCCTGGGACGGAGCCGGTTGGCTCTGTTCCTCGTTACAGCCCATATCCACATTGCCATAATTTCATATATTTATATGTTTTTCAGACCCCACAGAGGGTCTTTTCTTTTACCCATTTTACGGAGGTGATCGCATATCAGAAAGCTGAAGAAATACACGCCCACCAAGTTCATGTCTAAAGGCTCCCACTATGACAAAGCCGCTGCTGACTATGCGGTCGGCTTTATCGAATGCCTGTGCCACACCAAAGGCACCTGGGCAAGGAAGCCTTTTGAGCTGATCGACTGGCAGGAGCAGATCATCCGGGACATTTTCGGAACCATCAAGGGCAACGGCTACCGTCAGTTCAACACCGCTTACATCGAGATCCCCAAAAAGCAAGGCAAGAGCGAGTTGGCAGCCGCAGTTGCCTTGCTCCTGACCTGCGGCGACGGCGAGGAACGCGCCGAGGTATATGGTTGTGCTGCCGACCGCCAGCAGGCCTCCATCGTTTTCAATGTGGCCGCCGACATGGTTCGTATGTGCCCAGCACTGTCCAAACGAGTCAAAATTCTGGATTCCCAGAAGCGGCTCATCTATCTTCCCACGGGCAGTATCTACCAGGTGCTTTCCGCTGACGTCGGCAACAAGCACGGTTTCAATACCCATGGTGTGGTATTCGATGAGCTTCACACCCAGCCCAACCGAAAGCTCTTTGATGTCATGACCAAAGGCTCCGGCGATGCCANNATGCANCCGACGTGTACTTCCTCATTACCACCGCTGGCAACGATACCAAGTCCATCTGCTATGAAATCCACCAGAAGGCCAAAGACCTCATCGAAGGTAGAAAAATTGACCCTACTTTTTACCCTGTCATTTATGGTGCCGATGAAAGCGACGATTGGACAGACCCTAAGACCTGGAAGAAAGCTAACCCCTCGCTGGGCATCACCGTGGGTATCGACAAAGTTCGGGATGCCTGCGAGTCCGCCAAGCAGAACCCCGGCGAAGAGAACGCTTTCCGTCAGCTCCGCCTGAACCAGTGGGTCAAGCAGGCAGTTCGCTGGATGCCCATGGAGAAATGGGACCGCTGTGCCTTTGCTACCCCGGAAGACGATCTATCTGGCCGGGTCTGCTACGGAGGCCTTGACCTTTCCTCCACTACGGACATCACAGCCTTTGTGCTGGTTTTCCCGCCCACCGATGAGGACGATAAATATATCATTCTTCCGTACTTCTGGATTCCAGAAGATAACCTGGCTCTGCGTGTTCGCCGGGATCATGTGCCATACGATGTCTGGGAGCGGCAAGGCTACCTTCAAACCACAGAGGGCAATGTTGTCCACTACGGCTACATCGAAAAATTCATCGAGCGGCTCGGTGAGCAGTACCACATCCGGGAGATCGCCTTTGACCGTTGGGGTGCTGTGCAGATGACCCAGAACCTTGAGGGCATGGGCTTCACCGTGGTGCCCTTTGGCCAGGGATTCAAAGATATGAGTCCTCCCACCAAGGAGCTGATGAAGCTGGTACTGGAGGAACGGATCGCCCACGGCGGCCACCCGGTTCTTCGCTGGATGATGGATAACATCTTCATCCGCACCGATCCAGCGGGTAACATTAAGCCCGATAAAGAAAAATCCACAGAAAAGATCGACGGCGCGGTGGCCACTATCATGGCCCTGGACCGTGCGATCCGCTGCGGCAATGACACCAGTGCTTCGGTCTACGATGACCGGGGCATTTTGTTTATCTGAGGTAACCGCCCATGGAAAAACCAATTTTACACGTGGTCTCCCTCTCTGGTGGAAAAGACTCCACCGCCATGCTGCTCCGTATGGTTGAAGAGGGCTGGCCCATTGACCATATTTTGTTCTGCGATACCGGGCTGGAGTTCCCGGAGATGTATGATCACATCGATAAGCTGGAGGCCTATATTGGGATGCCCATCACCAGGCTCAAAGCACAGAAAACCTTCGAGTATTATATGCTGGAACACTCGCCGAAGCGAAAGAACCCGGAGTTGATCGGCAAGATCGGTCTGAGCTGGCCGGGGCCTCGGAAACGCTGGTGTACCGCACTACTGAAGACCCGGGTCATCGACCGCTACCTTGCCGATCTGGCAAAGAGCTATGAGGTCATCCAGTACATCGGCATCGCTGCTGACGAACCGAACCGTATTCGTGAAAAATGCTATCCGCTGATCACCTGGGGCATGACTGAGGCCGACTGCCTTGCTTACTGTCGAGAGCGTGGCTTCGATTGGGGCGGTCTGTACGATATCTTCACCCGGGTTTCCTGCTGGTGCTGCCCGCTCCAGTCTTACGATGAACTGCGCCGCCTTCGTACCCATTTCCCGGAGCTGTGGAATCAGCTCAAAGATTGGGATCAGCAGACTTGGCGCACTTTCCTAAAAAACTATTCTGTACAGCAGCTGGACACACGCTTTGCATTTGAAGAGGAACGCCTCGCACAGGGGCTTCCCATCAAGGGCAAGGCGTTTTTTGCTGCCCTGAAAGAACGATTGAAGGAGTGTGAGGAATAATGGGCTTCTTATCTGGCCTGTTCCGTTCCAGGGACAAGCCCCAAAACCGAACCGCTGGAAGTAGCTACAGCTTCTTCATGGGCAACTCCACCTCTGGCAAGGTGGTCACGGAACGCTCCGCTATGCAAATGACGGCGGTGTATTCCTGCGTCCGTATTCTGGCCGAGGCCGTCGCCGGTCTGCCGCTCCATCTGTACCGCTATAACGATGCTGGCGGCAAAGAAAAGGCTGTGGATCATCCGCTGTACCGTCTGCTTCATGATGAGCCGAACCCAGAGATGTCCTCCTTCGTCTTCCGGGAAACCCTCATGACTCATCTGCTCCTTTGGGGCAACGCCTATGCCCAGGTTATCCGTAACGGTAAGGGTGAGGTCATCGCCCTGTATCCGCTGATGCCCAACCGCATGGTGGTAGATCGTGACGGCAAAGGTCAACTCTATTACAAGTACACCACCACATCCGACGATGCTCCCACCATGGAAGGTACCACCGTGTATCTCTCGCCCTCGGATGTCCTGCATATCCCGGGCCTGGGATTTGACGGGCTGGTGGGTTACAGCCCCATCGCCATGGCCAAGAACGCCATCGGCATGGCGATTGCCTGTGAGGAGTACGGAGCGAAATTCTTCGCCAACGGAGCCACACCGGGCGGTGTGCTGGAACATCCCAGCACCATCAAAGATCCCCAGCGTGTCCGGGAAAGCTGGCAGTCTGCCTTTGGTGGCAGCGGTAACGCCAACAAGATCGCCGTTCTGGAAGAGGGCATGAAATATACCCCCATATCCATTTCCCCGGAACAGGCACAGTTCCTTGAGACACGCAAGTTCCAAATCAATGAAATTGCTCGAATTTTCCGAGTGCCGCCCCACATGGTCGGCGACCTGGAAAAGTCGAGCTTTTCTAATATTGAGCAGCAGTCCCTTGAGTTCGTGAAGTACACCCTCGATCCCTGGGTGATCCGCTGGGAGCAATCCATCCAGCGGGTTTTGCTTACTCCCGGCGAAAAAGAGAGCTACTTCGTGAAGTTCAATCTGGAAGGTCTGCTCCGCGGCGACTATCAAAGCCGCATGAACGGATACGCCATCGGTCGCCAGAACGGCTGGATGTCTGCCAACGACATCCGGGAACTGGAGAACCTTGACCGCATTCCTGCGGAGGAAGGTGGCGATCTGTACCTCATCAATGGCAATATGCTCCCTCTTTGCGATGCCGGAGCTTTTGCAAATACAACCCCAACTACTGACGGAAAGGAGACAAAAACCGATGAAGAAGTTCTGGAAGTGGAAGAACCAGGCACAGACGGAGACGGCTCCGGCGGAGAGGACACTGTTTCTCAACGGCACCATCGCCGAAGAGAGCTGGTTTGACGATGATGTCACGCCCCAGCTGTTCAAGGATGAGCTGATGGCCGGGTCTGGCGACATCACCGTGTGGATCAACAGCCCCGGTGGCGACTGCGTCGCTGCGGCTCAAATCTACAATATGCTGATGGATTACAAGGGTAATGTCACCGTCAAGATCGACGGCATTGCGGCATCCGCAGCATCTGTGATCGCCATGGCTGGCACTAAGGTGCTGATGTCCCCGGTGTCTATGCTCATGATCCACAACCCCATGACCATCGCCTACGGTGATTCCACTCAAATGCAGAAGGCCATCGAGATGCTCGGCAGCGTGAAGGATTCCATCATCAACGCTTACGAAATCAAGACTGGTCTGTCACGCGCCAAGCTCAGTCACCT